ATATTCTAGTCCAATGGAGTTTATCCATTGCCGTAGGATTGCCAGATCCGAATGTCTCCCCACTAATTTGAACATAGCTACCCGGAATAGTTTGATTGCTCGCATACTCCATGCGTTCCCCATAGATCACTTCTTGCAAATCAAAAGTATTGGTGAGGAACCCGGGCATTGAATCACTACTACTAAAAACACCCAACGGAAGTTCTGCGTTTTGGATTTTCCTTGTAGTGATATAATCCCATTCTTCAACGACTGCTCCCCCTAGAGCACCTGTCGCTCTGCCGGGGATTCTCTGCTTCTGAATATCTACGCCTTGAGTGAAAGTAGTCAATTCTTGTGATGACCATCCTGCCAAGTCAATATATGTTCTATTGATCACTACCAAAAACGAAGCGCTATCCAGAAGTACTTCCCACCCTTCACCATCGACACTACTTCCAGCACTAGCGAATTGACAGAAAGCAGCCCCTAACTGCTTGTACAGTTGATGCGCCTTCGGTTCCTTAGCCATACTACTTCCTCCTGGCTGCCTTGTGTGCCTTCTTCGCTAGAGCTGCAAAGGAAGTTCGTGGATGCTTCTTCTTCAGACGCTTGTACGCCTTCGCATATCGCTTGTTGTACGCGCTTGCTTTGCGCTTGACCTTGGGTTTTTCATACGCCTTCCTGGCTGTCTTCCTGGTCTCGCCCTTCTTCGTGTTCGAAGAGCCTAGGGATTCCCCACAATTTGGACAGTAGTTGGGCATCAGCCCACCTCAATTGTCACTTGCCGTGCTCTGGATCGCAATCGCCATCCAGTCTTTCGTGTTGAGTTTGACAATCCTGCATTTGATTCTCGCTGTGATTGAGACAATCGACGCCGCAACATCGCCACCATCTACCCCAGATACCAGGAAGAGTGAATCATTCACTACCATTCTGCTTTCCTCGAGCTTACCGAAGTTGTCAGGGTAGAAGTCTTGAACGATCGTTCCCTGGTTATTCCCCTGGTCGATGTCGACACCTGCACTGGCAATCAATGAGTTGTCATCTGCTCGAACAAGCAGGTCACCAGGGTTTAGGTCAGTTAGTTGGGTGGTGAATGCTGAATCCGCTGTGCATGCTGTAGAGAGTGTTCCAGCGAAGTCCGTTCCAATCTGCATGATGAAGTCGACAGATTCCACGGCAACCGCGATGCCTTGACTAACCGACACGTAAGCCCCTAAATCCAATGTTCCGCTCACTCTGTCTCCGCTCGCTGCTGTCACAGGGAACACTACGGTTTCGGTCAGCCAAAAACTGCCAGTCTTGCTAGTTGCCATCGCTCTGCGTACGCGTACTCGGTATATAATCTATAGATTCGGGCGGAAATGGGCGCTAGCGTCCATTCTGCGCCCTATCTTCTTGTCCGATCACGTTGTGCCAACGCCCAGCACCCGCTAACTGAGACTACACGCAAGCCGCAACGTGCAGCGTAAGGAGGCCATTCATCACTTAACTTACCCCCCCACGCATCCTGTTTAGTAATACTTTTAATGGATAGACGGGTCGCCACACCATGGCAAGAGGACGACGTAACCGTGCTGAGATGGCCCTACAGGGCTCTTTCAGCAATCTGACTGCACGGATACCCACTGATCTATGGGAGATGTTGAACACATACGCAAGGAATAAGACGGCTCGTAACCGATCGCTCGCCTTGGAGAGGATTCTCCGTGAGTGGCAGGTCTGGGACCATGAGGTCAAAGAGTCAATCAAGGAGTTGAACGAATGAACGCAGCTGAGGATTGGTTCCTGTATGGACCGCCCTGTATGAATTGTGGGGAGAGAGTAGTCGATGCAGAGAAGATTCTTTCTGAGGAGGGAATTGTTTTCAGAGGAATGTGTCAGTCTGTAGTCTGTAGCGTACTTCCCCCAGGGGGAAATCCCTTCACCTACATTCTAAGCAAAGGAGATGAAGAGGAATGACGATCTGTCGAGATCATGTCGAGCAATATCTCAATGGATTTTGCATTGGCTACAATGTGTGCGACACGAAGATGATCTTCTCTCTCGAACGTAGAACTTGGTATTGCCCAGAGTGTGGGAATTGCGTACGCGTACCGAAAGAACAGCAATCCCTGAACGAATACACACGATAGTCCTAGACTACCGTACCTGTTACTGGGTCCCATGTGGAGTATCCGGCATTTTCGACATATCCCTCAGGAGGCCAGCCATGTACTTTGTATGGTCCGGGCTGGAATGTAGATTTCATTAACTGGACATCTTGGTATAAATCAAAAGGTATCATCATTGGATTGTTTAAGTATCTTTGAGGTGGATCTTGAACGCCCATAGGATCTAGGAAAGTTCCAACTTGTTCGAATGGAGTGGGCATGAAAAAATAGAGAAGATAATTGTCAATGAAAGATGTCCCAGGCGTAGGGATATGAAAACTGAAGGGGGGGGGGGTTCCTGTCCATGCCATATTATTGATTGCTTGAGGAATTGGTGTAGGAGTGAGAACAGGAACTATATTTGGTACATACCAACCCATTAGAGAAGCGTCGAATTCTTCCTTCTTCTTCTTCTTCTTGATGACCATCAAACATTCCTGCCTTGAACCACGTATGATCGTCGAAGCCGCTCCATCCACACCAGGTCTTTCTCTTCAGCGGTCATGGCTTGGACAACTAGATTGGTACTAAAAGTCCTATAACTTTCCCCATCTCCGGGACTGGCGATTGAAAATATTCTAGTCCAATGGAGTTTATCCATTGCCGTAGGATTGCCAGATCCGAATGTCTCCCCACTAATTTGAACATAGCTACCCGGAATAGTTTGATTGCTCGCATACTCCATGCGTTCCCCATAGATCACTTCTTGCAAATCAA